ATTAGAAGTGTATATTGATTCTGCTATTATGTTAGCAAATTTAAAAAATCCCACACATCAAGAAATTTCTGATAGTATTCAAAGAAATTTTGGGATTATAGTAAGTGTAGCAGAGATTGAAAATTTCTACACATTTGAAGTACAAGATAAAATTGCACAAACTAAAGCATTAGGAATTTATTATTAATTAACACAATATGGAAATCGTAAAACTTAAAAGTATTGAACCTCAATTGCGTAGAGCAGCTAAAAAAATTAATGCTTTACAAGAAATGATTAGTAAATTAGAAGCAGGTGAAGCATTAGTAATTTCTGCAAAAGAAGCTGATAGATGGAAATATCCTGCACATAGTTTAAGAAGTACTATTGATTTAGGATATAAAAGTAAAATAATAAATAAATCTGTAAAATATAGTGTAAATCATTTAAAATCAGGAAGTTATGCTATTATTAGGAATAATAAATAGTTTACTTATTTATTTGCATACTATAATACTTCTATTTATATTTGCAGTATATTGGTTTGACTTTCGCAAATTACGAATAGTTAAAAACTGGTCTGGTATTTTTCTAACTTATATCAGACATGAGTGGATAGACAAAGATCAGCGTTTTATCCAAAGAATAAAAAGAAAGTATTTATGGAGACCCAAAAAATATCCTGATGTATTTTAATACATGAGTAAAATAACCTGTCATAACTGTTTTGGAGAGAAATATATCTTCAATGGTAGAGATTGGATTCTATGCAAAATCTGTAAAGGAGATGGTGTAGTTGAAGATTTTGACCAAGAAGATTATTATCCTGATAGGTATTTTCCAGATGACAGGGTACCATTTGATGATGATTTATATTACCCAGATGAGTGAAATACAAGACACTATAAAATTACATATTCCAACGCTTCTGGGACTAGGGCTAAGTGCAAATGAATACACGCACTTAGCCTTTTTGTACTCTAAGAATGAAGCATTAGCTAGAAGAGTAGGTCCATTAGACTATGAATCAGCTGAAAAATTAATAAGTAAAGGTTATCTAAATGAAGATTACATGCTAACTGAGCAAGGTAAAGATATGTTTAGACAAGCCACAAAGTTTATTGATAAAGCCTTTGCTGAATTATATAATCTTTATCCTAGAAAAGTACCTGATGGTAAAGGTGGATATAGAGTTTTAAGATCAGAAGGATTTGATACTCAAGATGCTGAAGTCTGTAAGAAAAAATATTCTAAAATTGTTGCAGAAGATGTTACTAAACATGAAAAAATTATGCGAGCTTTGCGCATAGAATTGCAGATGCGTAAAAATAATATGGTTTATATGAATAATTTGCAAACTTGGTTAAATCAAAGAGCTTGGGAAAAATACATGGATCTTGAACTGAATGATGATAGTGAAAAAGTAAATTCTATTTAATGGATTTAAGAAGTCGGATAGAGGATGGTTTAGCAGGGAAGTATTCTGGCTTGGATAATGGGTTTAATAGACTCAATGAGTTTATTTTTGGCCTTCAGAGAAGATGCTATACTCTGTTAGGTGGTAGTTCTGGTACTTACAAAACTACCTTAGTAGATTACATGTTATTTAATGCATTACAAGATGCTGAAAATAAAGGAATTAAACTAAATGTATTCTATTATTCTTTTGAGATTGACAAGATTACAAAACAATGCAATTGGCTATCACAATTAATTGCCAATAAATATAATCATGTAATATCTCCAGAAAGAATAAAAGGTTTAGGTGGATTTAGATTAACTCTTGATGAGAAGCAAATGATTGATTCTGAGATAGAATATTTAGAAAAGTTATTTAGTTATATTAATTTTAGATTTTCTCCTACAAATCCTACAGGTATTTATAATGAGCTGTGGAAATTTGGAGAAGAGCGTGGTAAACTATCTCGTGAAAATTCAACTTATGTAGATAATGATGGTGTAACACACAACTTTAGTAGGATAACTAGTTATACTCCACATGATCCTAATGAGTATACTGTAGTAATTATGGATCACATGGCTCTTATGAAAAAAGAACGTGGTTATCAAACTAAGGAAGTAATTGACAAATATTCTGAATATTGCACTGAGTTAAAAAATCAATTTGGATTTAGTTTTTTTAATATCCAGCAGTTTAATCAAGGAATATCTTCTGTTGAAAGAGTTAAATTTAAAGGTGTAGATTTATCTCCTCAACAATCAGATTTTAAAGATTCTACTAATCCATATCAAGATGCTGATGTTGTGTTAGGTACTATGTGCCCACACAAAATGGATCTTGATACAAGTCTTGGCTATGATATTAAAAAGCTACGTGATAAGATGATTATGTTAAAAGTAATTAAGAACAGATTAAGTAGAGATAATATTGCTATTGGCTTATATGCTCAACCACAATCAGGTTCTTTTGAAGAATTACCAAAAGATACAAAAACCATGGATTATGCTAAGTACCCAAGTTAAATCAGTAGAACAATTGAAAGAAATGTTGAGTAAAGTAAATCATCCAGAACATTATAATACTGGAAAAATTGAAGTGATAGATGCTATTGAAGATTGGGATCTTGATTTCCATCTTGGTAATGTACTTAAATACATTGTTAGAGCAGGAGTTAAAGATCCTTTTACTTATTTAGAAGACCTTGAAAAAGCAAAGTGGTATTTAGACAGAAAAATTAAAACATTAAAAACAAAGTCCTTTGAAGGACCAACTAAACTTTAACTAATAAAATAACTAATTATGAGAATTGAAGATAGTGCGTTGGGTGGATACTCAATATTAGTAGGAGTAAATAAATATGTTGTCTATAAAGACAAAACTAGCTTAATTACTAAAGATGATTTTAATGATGCTTTGCGTGAAATTGCAAGAAGAATTGTAGCTGATAATGACACTACAATAAGTCTTAAAGATTTTGCAAAGTATACTGACGAAGTCTTTAATAAAATCAAGAATGCTGGTATTGTAGAAGGAGAACAAGCATGAGTTTAGTGTTGCCTACTCAAAAAGTAGCAGCTAAAAGTAAAAGTCCTAGAAAGCTTATTATTTATTCTAAGCCAAAAGTTGGTAAGACATCTGCTCTTGCTGAATTAGATAATGCGCTTATTATAGATTTTGAGAGGGGTACTGACTTTCTAGATGCTATGAAAGTACAAGTAAGTGACCTGGCTGAATTAAAACAAGTAGGCCAGGCCATAATTGATGCAGGAAAGCCTTACAAGTATATTGTGATAGATACTATTACTAAACTTGAAGACTTGTGTGGACCATTAGCTTTAATTAAATACAAGGAAACTCCAATGGGTAAGAGTTTTCAAGGTACTAATGTGTTAACTCTTCCTAATGGTGCTGGGTATTTATACCTTAGAGAAGCTGTTGATTCTGTGGTTAAGTACATTGATACACTTGCTGATAGGATTATTTATCTTGGTCATATTAAGCTAAAATCTATTGAAAAAAATGGCAAAGAAGTAACAGCATCTGATCTAGATCTTACTGGTAAGATTAAATCTATGATGAGTGCTGATGTTGATGCCATTGGTATGCTTTATAGGGATGGTAAGCGAAATATGCTTTCATTCAAAACTACTGATGATGTAATATGTGGAGCTAGACCTCAACATTTGAAAGATAAAGAAATTATTTTATCTGAAATTGATGAAAAAGGCAATTTGAAAGTTAACTGGAAAGAAGTATTTGTTGACTAATAACTAATAATATGAGTATTAAACCACAAATTAGAAAATCAGAATTGGTGTCTCTGATCAATGACAAAGGCTACACCAGAAAAGATCTCGCAAAACATTATGGAGTTTCTGTAATGGAGGTTAATAAATATCTTACTGCTTTAAATATTAAAATTCGTGCCAAGAAAATGACTTATGAAGTAATTGATGATACTGTTGTTACACATACTATTCCAGTTGCAGAGACAGCACCTATAGTAATAGACAACGTATCTGCTGAAGTAAGTACTGAAGTTGAAAATAATGCCTAATTTCTTAACCAATTAAATAACCACAAAAATCAACTATTATGTTTGGAACTAAAGGAGTAAATACCCAGAATTCACGTAAATTAAGTAAGTACTTTTCTTATGGTATTCACCAACTTAAGATCAATGGAATTGAAGTAAAGACTGCAAGTACTGGTAGTAAACAGCTTACATTCTTAATGGAGACTCCTCCTGTAACTGCAGATGGCTTTGAGCCAGAAGCAGGACACAAAGGTCAAGTAGGTAGAGTAGCATTTCCTGGCAGCTTTATTAAAATGGACAATCAAGCTATGATTGAAGAGTTTAATAAAAGTGTAGGCTTAATTGCTGATAAACTGGGTGTAAGAGCAGAATTGGATAATATCCAAGCAAGTGATTTTGATTCATATGTAGCAGCAATTACCCCATTGTTTAGTAATAAATTAGCATGGTGGGCTATTGCTGGTGAAGAGTACAATAAAGCTGATGGCAAAACTGGTGTAAGATTGAAAACTAGACGGTATTCTTTTGTATCTAGTCTAGCTGAAGGTCAGACTCATCTTGAGAAGTTTGATGATACTAAGGCATATAACCTTAAAAGACTTCCTACTCCTGATGCAGATTCAGTTCCTACTGCAACTGTTGTAAATGATTTGCCATTCTAATTAATGTTGTAATGATCCCCCTAGAGAAATCTGGGGGGATTAATTTTATCCATATGTTTAGTACTAAAAATGTAAATACTGCGCATTTAAGCCAAAAAGCTATACTTGAATTAATATCTGACTATGACTTATGGACTTATTATTTAGGTCACTGTACATTAAACAAAGCTTTTAACTCTCCTATTAGAAAAGATAAAAGACCTTCTGCAGTATTATTCTTAGCTTCTAATAACAAGATCTTATTAAAAGATTTTGCTACTGGAGAAACTATGGATGTGTTTAGATATCTTCAAGAAATAAGAGGATGTAATTATAAAGAAGCCTTGTTAATTATAGACACTGACTTTAGATTGAAATTTCATAGTCCTATATATAACTCTAAAAAAGTTCCTGTTATATCAAATTATAGGCCTGAGTACAAGAAAGAGCATTGTAATATTATGATTAAAAGAGCTCCATGGACTGTTACTGCTACTAATTATTGGAAAGATTATCATATTAGTACATCTACTTTAGAATATTACAAGGTATATAATCTTGAATGTTATTGGGTAGTTAAAAAAGATACTGTCCAACTATATGAAGCTAAAAAGAATAGTCCTGTATTTTGTTATGATTTTGGTAAGCAGAGATATAAAGTTTATAAGCCTCTTGAGCATAATTTTAGATTTATGACTAATGCAGATAATAATGTAATTCAGGGTAATTCTCAATGTGCTTGGGCAGGAGATCTTCTTATTATAACTAAGGCTCTTAAAGATGTAATGGTATTACATGAACTTGGATACAGATCAGTAGCTCTTCAAAGTGAAAATATGTTTCCTGATGAAGATACTATGTATGGATTAAAAGCAAGATTTAAAAAGTGTATAGTACTATTTGATAATGATGCTCCAGGAATAGACGGTGCTAAAAAATTTAGTGAGATGTATAATCTTAAGTCTGTTATGATTTCAAAAGATTATAAGACTAAAGATATTGCAGAGTTTAGTAAAATGTATGGATTAGCTGAAACCCATAAACTTTTAAAATCATTATTATGAGTGGATCAAGAAATAGAACTGCTGGACACAACTGGGAAAGAGAAGTTGTAAATGATTTAAAGAAAATAGGCTTTGAGGATGCAGTATCTTCAAGGTATGAAAGTAAAAGAGCTGATGATGCTGGTATTGACATAGTTGGCACAGGAGCTTTTAATATTCAGTGTAAAAATGAGACAAAACGTCCTGATTATCACAAACTTATAACAGAAATGCCAGATGGCATAAATGTAGTGTTACATAAGTACACTAAAAAATCTGATAAAGGAAAGTTTGTATGTCAAGGTAAATATGCAATGTTAGACTATAAAGTCTTTCTAGATTTATTAGATGCTTATTTAAACAAATAACTATGACATTTTCAGTAGAATTTAAACAACAAGTGTATGACACATTACAATTTAATCCGTATTTACTTTCCTGTATGGAAGCTCTAGAAGCAAATAATCCTAATAGATTTAGAATCTATATGGATCTTGCTCTTGATGAGATTAAAACAGGTATGGAACCTAGATTACTTTTAGATGAAGGTGATAGACTTCTTTGGAATGGTATTGTAACTCAATACTTTGCTGTAAGTAGTATATACAACGAATTTCTAGAAAAGTATAATCTGGAATTAGATTTCAAAAAAGTAAAAAGTCTATAATATGGAATCTACAATTGTAATTTGTGATGCAGATAGTATTCTATTTGCTACAGCATTTGCTATGAAAGATTATTCTTTAGATGAAGCTAAAGCTTCAGTAGACAGTATGCTAACTCAAATCTCTAATGCATGTAATGCAGAAAAGATTTTAGTATGTATTACTGAAGGTAAATCTTGGCGTAAACAATATGCTAAAACAAAAGAATACAAAGGTAACCGCAAGGGTAGGGAAATCCCTGAACATCTTAATGGATTAAGAGACCATTTAAAAGATAATTGGAAAGCATTTTATGTAGCACATTGGGAAGCTGATGATTTAATCTTTATGGCTAGGACAGAATACAAAAAAAGATATCCTACTAAAAAGATATTCATGGCTACTAATGACAAAGACTGCTTACAATATTCTGGTGATTTCATTGATTTTAGGAAAATGATCTTTTTCAGTTTAAATAAAGATCAAGCTCTTAAAAACTTTTGGTCACAAATGGTAATTGGAGATACTTCTGATAATATTCCAGGAATAGAAGGAATTGGTAAAGTTGGAGCAGAAAAAATGCTTCAAGATGTACTTAGTTTTGACTATTCTACTGTAGTATTTAAGGCATTTTTGCTCAAGTATGGAGAGAAAATTGGCGTTGAAAGGTTTTATGAGACATATAAACTGTTAAAATTGGTAGATGATTGTGCAGATGGAGGCTTAGAAGGAACTATTGTTCCAGAGCCAATAATAGTTAATTATGGATTTACAAACTTATCAGAAACAAGCAGCCAGGACTCTCCGCAGGCTGTCTAATGAACAAGAAGATATTCAGCATATGCTATTTGGCATGATGACTGAACTAGGAGAGTTAGTAGATAGTTACAAAAAGCATTATGCTTATGGTAAAGAACTTGATATGATTAATGTAATGGAAGAGATGGGTGATATTATGTGGTATTGGGCAAATATGTGCAATATCACAGGTATTAACGCAGAAGCCAGTTTGCAAATAAACATTGACAAGTTAAAAGCAAGATATCCAGAAAAGTTTAATGAAGAGTTAGCTGTAAACAGAGATTTAGAAAAAGAAAGGGAAATTCTACGGAATGGTTATGAACCAGGCAAGCCACTATAAAGCATCTAAAGCAACTATAAACAGAAGTTATGTTTATTTGTTGCCAATGCTGGCTCTTGCCCATAACCTAAAGCTGTCAGAATTGACAGGATTTCAGGGTTGTTATTTATATCACGAATCCTGCCCTGATTTTAAAGAGCATCTGTTTTTGCATTTTAAGCTTACTGGAAGTACAAGAGCCAATACTGAAATATTAGAGATATTATCTATTTCTAAACATTTAGAGTTCAAGGAAACCTTACCAGATCAAAGTGTAATGTTCTGCATGAAAATTCCCGCAGAGTACAAACGTGAATACCATAAATTTGTTGCTAGTAAATATTCTGAATTCTCTGAAAACTATAAGCAATGTATTATTAGATTTCATAGCTTACATTCTGATGCAGGTGGTAGAGATAACAAAAAGTCTGTTATTAATGTCTTGTATAAAAATGAGGAAGGCTATAAAGCTAAAGAAAAATACATTAATGAAGGTTTGCCTGAAAGAGAATGGACTAGAATACCTAGAGGTCAAGAAATTGGTGCTCTTCTTGAAGAAATAAAAGATAATGAAACATTTAAATTAAGTGAGACTTACGAATAAAAAACCTTCATATAAAATAGCTTTCTTTAAATCCCTGAAGCGTAGCAAAATCTACTCTTCGGGGATTTTTAGTTTAAAAGAACTGTGTATAAAACAATATGCTGCTTATGCTATAGTAACCCAACATAGTGTAAGAGATTATTATATATCTGTAATAGGTAGTAGCAGAGAACAAACTGTTATGAATTTATATGATGAGATTGAGACTATTTTGAATTTTCCTTCTACAAGATTAAATTATCCAACATGAGTATAATACAAAGTATCTTAAAAACAAGCAGAGACTTGATCATGAAAGAACCATTTTATGGTATCTTTTTGGCTACTCTGAACAAGACAGAAACTAAACAAGTAAAATCTGCAGGAGTTAGAAAGAATGGTATTAACCTAGAACTTGGAATTAATCCAGATGAATGGGAAAAATTACCAGCTAATATTAGACATGGTCTTATTAAGCATGAAGTCCTTCATATTTGTATGGGACATATAACTATGCGAGATAACTATGCTGATAAAGAACTTTTTAATATAGCTGCAGATATTGAAATTAATCAATACATTGATGATAATCTTAAAAATGGTTATGAACAAAGTTTCTTTATTTGCAAAGAAGATTTTGATCCTACTTTAAGAGATTATGCAGGTACTGATTATTATTATAATGAGCTTCAAAAACAAAAAGGTAAAAATCCTAAACTAGACAATTTATTACAACAGTTAAAAGAAAATTCTATTAACTGCTCTGCTAATAATGACTGGGATTTAGGAGAAGCCTCTGAAATGGAGAAGCAACTTATTGATAAACAAGTAAATCATCAGCTAAAACAAGCTAAAGATGTTGCTAAAAGTAGAGGTAATTTACCTAAATTTTTACAAGAAAAGCTAGATAAATTAGATCTTATTGAAGAACCTGTATTAGATTGGAAAGCTTTTTTACGTAGATTTAGTGGTGGTTCTACTAAATATTATACTAAGAAAAGTAGACGTAAGCAATCTAATAGATTTGATGATAGCCCAGGATTAAAGATTAAACAGAAAAATCATCTGTTTGTAGCTGTAGATACTTCAGGCTCAGTAAGTCGTAAAGAGTTTGAAGAGTTTATGCAGCAAATTCATCATATCTATAAATCTGGTACAGAAGTTACTATAGCTCATGCTGATGCTGATGTATCTCATGTAGAAGCTTATAAAGGTAAAATAACTAGAGATAGATATGGTAATGGCGGTACTGATTTCACTCCTGCTATTAAGTATTTTAATAGGCATAAACAAAAATATACTAGCATGGTATATTTTACTGATGGTGAATGTACTCCTCCTAATGTAAAACCGCAAAAGCCTATGCTTTGGGTAATTTCAAGTGTTGGCAAAAAACTAGATAGTTTGCCAGGTCTACAAATTCAGATTCCAGTTAAAAAATAAACACAACAACACAATGTCTAAAAAACAATCAGTACAATTATCTCCTAAAGAAGTTACAGACTTCTTAAATTTTATTATTAAGAATAACCAAGAGCTCCAAGAGCAAGGTAGAAAAGTATCTAGTGTAGAAGTTATTGGTGAAGCAGGTCTTGGTAAGACTAGTATTGTAGAACAAGTTGCTAAAGAAAATGATTTGTGTTTTGTAAAACTTAATCTTTCTCAGATTGAGGAGTTAGGTGATTTAGTAGGTTTTCCTATTCGTCAATTTCAAATGTGTAAAGGTTCTGAAGAGTTAATGGATTGTTTGTGGATTGATGAGCAAGCTATTCATACTTATGAGAAAGAAGGTTATACATTTACAGGTGAAAAGAGAATGTCTTACTGTCCTCCATCTTGGATTGCAGATAAAGGTCCAGGTGGTATTTTACTTCTGGATGACTGGACTAGAGGTGATATGAGATTTATTCAAGCTTGTATGGAATTGATTGACAAGCAAGAATATATTTCATGGAGCTTACCTAAGAATTGGCATGTGATCTTGACTAGTAATCCTAGCGGTGGTAACTATCTTGTAAATGAGATTGATGCTGCTCAAAAGACTAGATTTATTTCTATAGAAATGAGTTTTGATAAAAACTCTTGGGCTAAGTGGGCTGAATCTGCAGGAATTGATGGTAGATGTATAAACTTTGTGTTATTACATCCTGAAGTAGTACAAGGTGATAATGTTAATCCTAGAAGTTTAGTAACATTCTTTAACACTATTTCTAACATTAAAGATTTTAATGCACAGTTACCATTTATTCAAATGATTGGTGAAGGCTGTATTGGTTCTGATGTTACAAGTATGTTTGTAATGTTTATTAATAATAGACTTGATAAGCTTGTTAGTCCAGAAGTAATTGCTCATAGTGATTGGAATGTTGTTAAATCTGAAGTTATTCCTATTGTAGGTAATGGTCCTACTTATAGAGCAGATTTAGCAAGTGTATTGGCACACCGTTATATTAATTATATGACTGAGTATGCTAAAAAGAATCCAGTTAGTGAAAAGCAAATTGACAGACTTGAACAAATTGTCAAAGAATTCTTATTTGGAGTAGATCTTAACTTTTTGATTGTTAAAGAATTATTCCATACAGGTAGTAAATTTAAAGGAATTGGTTTACGTTCACAATTAGCTAAATTAGTTATATCATGACAATAACATCCACTGGTGAATATCGTACTTATTATATAGGGGAGACTGATTATCAGTCTCTCCTTAATTTTTTAGAAGCTCCTTATACAGATAAGCTTATAAATACTCATGGTAAATATTATATGTATGGTGACATAGAATATCCTAGGTATAAAATGAAAGCTAGTCTTATTAAGTTAAATCCTAAAATTAAAAGGACTGTAGCAAAAAATGAAGGATATGCAGACTTTGTTATTATTAACAAAGAAGCTTTAAAACAAATCCTTACTGAAAACACTAAATTTATAGATACTGCTAAAGTACTTAGAAATGGAAATACTCTTTATAGGGTATATGAAATTAGATGGATAACTCCTCGTAAACTTAGTTCTATTAAAGACTTAATGATTTATTATCTTGCTTATAAAGATAAAAGAACTATTTCTTTTGCTGATTTTGATGAATGCTCTAATAGTCATAAAGAAAGGATTACTATTAAAACTATGGAGCCTATTAAAAATCTATTGGAAAGTACAGATAAGTCTAGTATTCAATTAGGTATGGAAATGTTGGCAAATTGTGATTTTGATAAGTCTAAATTTGCTATCTTAGCGCTTATTCAAGGTGGATTTAATTTACATTATCATGATTATTACTCAACTACAGCTTTTAAAGCATTTAGAAACAAATTTGCAGATGTATTTAATACTGACCTTAGATATGGAGTACGTTCAGGACCTTTAAACATTTATAAAATGTTATGTGCTAAAAATGAAGATAATAAACCCATACTTATTACTAAAGCAGAATATGAATATTTATTAAATGCTGTGTATGAAGAAATATTAAGTAATATAGAACACTTAAATATTGTTTCTACTATTTCTAAAGATCAATTAACTTTACCAATTGATCCTGCAAATATTATTGATGATGATATCTTACAAGATATTGAAGATCAAGTAGATGATGCTATTATTGAAGAAGATGATAATAATGCTTATGAATTAATAGATGACGAACCAGAAATTTCACAAGATTCTGGTATTCAGAGCGTTATCTAGACTTAAGGTTTGGGAAGATGCAGAAGATGCTGTACAAAATGCATATCTTCTGTATCTTCGCTACCAAGATAAGTTAGATACTTCTAATCCAGAAAAATTACTTAATTGGCTTACAGATCAAGAAGTTACCAGAATTTGGAAAAAAAATAATGGTATTACTTCTAGGGGTAAAAATCATGGAAAAATCCTTAAATTTGCTGACATTTCTGTTTTAGATATGTCTCCAGAAGATGAGGTTGTCTCTAAAACTTCATATGTGGCTTATAATGAAGGCGAAGCTTTATATGACTCCAAGATACTTAAAGCTAGGAAAAGTGATTTATATGCAAAATATGAGTATCTAGGAGAAAAATATTCTGAAAAGATGTTTACCTTATCTGAAACCTACTCTAAAACTAAATCTGGAGTGTACACTAGAATAGTACTTACTTATGGTAATCCTAAAGTAAGTAAACAAGTGAGATGTTATAAAAACAAAGAACACCAAAATGTCTAAATATGAGTATAAATCAATGTCTAGAGATCAAGTTTCTAGGCATTTACAACTGTCTGGTTTTTCAGGAGAGTTCACAGATGAATTTATGGGTATGATTAAAAACCCTAAAATTAATGTACTCAGAATTAGAGGAGGTAAACCTTCTGGAGCCGATGGCTTTATTACTAATGATATCCATCATTGCATTGATAAGAATGTCAAAGTATTATGTGAATGGATATATATTACTGACTCAGAAACTAAATTACGATGAAAACAGAACTAGAAATCTCTGCAAGGGGAACACTTAAAACTAAGAATCTTGGAGAACTCAGATATAATCTGACAATAGCTCCTAGAGAAGGTATTATATTAGGAGAAACTATTCCTTATCAGTTTCAAGATTATGTAGAGTTAGAAAATGATTTAAAGGATTTTGAAAGATTCTTACATGAAAAGTACTGTACACATCTGCCTGTAGAATTAAAAGAGTTAAAATACTCTGTATGGAGAAAAGCTATGGAATCTATTAAAAAGAAAATAATGTAATTTGTTTTGTGTTGTGTTTAGAATAGATTGGGGGGAGTGGTTTCCCCCCTTTCTTATTTCTTACCAGCATATCTGTAAGAATTAGTGTTAAAAATCTGATCCATAGTACCAAAAGTACTATTTACAGCACTCCAAATAGGTGTAAGATCTTGCATTTCTTTTCCTAGTTTACTTTTACCTTTTCTCTTACCTTTTTGGTATACATCAGAATCTGGATCATCAATGTAATTTAAAATAGCGTGTATAATATCATTACTATCTTGAATAGTTTTCCAAGTAGGAATAGGATCTTTTACAATAGCCATTGCATTTTCTGGTACTACAAAAAATGATAAATCTTGATAAGTTCTTTGAGCTAAATTTGTCATAAAGTTCAAAGTTTTATCATCATCATCATCAGCAAGTTGTTTTAATGCAGCAGCTATAATAGCACACCATAAAATAAATTGCATTTCTCTAATGTTAACTCTCATGTTTTCAATATCTAGTTCAGATAGACCTAGCTTTTTTAAATGCTCTTCATAACTTTCTCCAGCTTTTTGAGATAATGCTTTTGCTCCTAAATATTTCATAGGACCAATATTTAACATTTTAGATAATATTACTCCAACAGTTTTTCCTGTCATGCCAGGAATAGCCCACCAAGATTTAGCTGCTCTTTTTCCATTTTTAAAGTAACTAACCCAGCTTCTATATCTTCCTTTAAATTCACCATCAATTTCTTCACCAAATCTTTGGCGAATAGCACTAGGTATCCAAGTTCTGAATATCATGCCCATTCTGCCAACCCAAGTAGCCTTAATTAACAAAGCATTCTGATAATCCCCTTGAGTGTCAATTCTCACCTGTTTTAAAGACCTCTCAAAAGTATTTAGTTTGGAAATATTCATTCCACTATTATCTAAAAGTTCTCTTGAATTCCATTCAGGAGCTTCACCAAAATTAGCAGTATCCCATTCTAATATTTCATTACCTACAGAATCTTTTTTTATTGTATAAGCTTCCCAAAGAGATTTAGATTCTCCTTTATTATTAGTAACCTTTTGTTTAAACATCATAGCCATCATAAGTTGACTATGAATTAAGTACTCACCAGACTCTTGGAATAAGTACATAAGCTTTACAAACATTTTAGAAGCATTACTACTTTTACCAAGCTGCCCTTGCTCTTCATAAAGGTTATTTACAATACCAAATTTTTGTACTAACAAAGCTGTTTTTTTAGCTTCAGCAGTAACTACTTTTCCCCCAGTCCAGAATTTAAACATAGACTGAAACATCATTTTAGTAGCTTTATCTAAATGAACATCTTCAAATTCTTTATTTCTAGCAGCATACATATAATTAGAAGCTACTCCCATAACTAAGTTGGCTACAGCACTAAAAGGTTTAAGACCTATAAGATTTAATCTTGTAAAATCTGAAACAGAATCCATAAGTCTTACATAAGAAAACTTTTTTACAGTAGGTGCTGGACCTTTAGCTCCATTATTAAGCCATTCTAAAGTTTTTTGTCTCAAATCTTCCTCTTCTTCAGGAGTTAATGGAGATACTTTATCTTCATCAAGTCTAGTTTTTTCACTAAGAACAGAATCTATTTTATATCTCATATTTTGAGAAGCTCTAATAAGTCCTTTTTGAACAACTACAGGATCTGCACTACCTATATTTTTAATAATTTGACCAGTAATAGTATTTTGTAAAGCAGGGTTTTGAGTAAGTTGATAATATAATAAATCTGCCATTGGAGCAGCATGTACTTTATGTTCATATCCTACAGCTAAATTATAAAATCTAGAGAGCAATTCATAAGGATCTGAAATAGAATCAGCTAATTGCTCAATTTGTGGTACATCAATAGTAGTTTTAGGTCTACCATAAGCATCTCTTACAGATTTATCTACACCATCAACATCATCAAGATTTACTTTAGACATAAACCAACTAGAAGCAGTTTCACCTAATCCTGCCCATAAGCCTCTAAATCTAAAACTATTTTCAGAAGTATCAAATTGAATACTTCTTACAAGTTTGTGAAAAGATCCAAGATCTAAAAATGATCTATGTGGAATTTTACTAAAAGCATCAATATAAGTATCTCTAAAAAATTTATATACTTCATTATCTTTAATAGCAGCATATTTAGGATTATTCCATTTTGAAATAGGAACAGCATCTAAATATTTATACCAGCGACTATATTTATTAGGAGCTTTTTCAGCAGTAAAAGTAAATGTACCATCTGCTTCTAAATATCCTACTTCATTTTTATAAGGAGAATTTTCATCTACCCATTCAGCAAGAGCTTCATAATCTACTACACCATCAATAGTAAAGAATAGAGTTTTATCTGCAAGGTCTTTTTCCCATTTAGCTTTACCTTCATCAGTAAGAGTATAAGTATGATTAGATTTATACCATTCAAATTTATCATTTACTATTTTAAAATAGTTAGCCCATAAAGCTTTACCTACATCATCTCCACTTTCTTTTAAATCTTTAATAGGTTTATAAGCATCAGTTACAGCTTGATTTTGAGCTCTTTCTTCTTCATAATAATCATCAACATATTCAGCAATAAGATGTCCATTTTCAAGAATATTAGCTAAACTATAATTTTTATATTTAGTTTGAATAGCTTTTTTTCTATCTTCAAAAGATAACATTTCATCTCTAACACCAGCTTGAAAATCATTTAATACTGCAGCAATAACTTTCATTAATGGAATATGAGAATATTCAGCTGAATAAATCAAACTTGAAGTTTTACTCATATCTTCTACAGCTTTAGTTAATTGCTCATAAGTATAATCAAAACCTTTTTGTTTAGCTATTTTAGAAATATAAGTTTTATAAACTTCTTGAAGCTGACTACTTAATTCTACAACTTGTTTTCTTATTGCCGCTTTTTCCTCCTTAAATTTACTTGGTACAGCAGAATTTTCAAGTAGTAAATCAAAATTTTCAAGATCTTCTATAATTCTAGTAACCTCATTAATATCAAAAGCTGTATGATTTTTCTTACTCAAAAGATATTTAGCATTTTGTAAATTTCTTTCTGCTACATTAAAAATTACAGTAAAGGAAGTACTATTTTCAAGATCTCTTAAAGAGTTTTCAAGAATAGCAATTCTACTTCTAACTTCTTCTCTAGTTTTACCTCCAGAAATAGGCTGTAATTCTTTAATAGTATTATTAATAGAGTTAACCTGCTTATTCCAAAGATTTTTTAATACCTCATCATAAACTTCTTCTTGACTAATTTCAGCTACAGGTGTGTAATTTAAATAAGTATCTATATTTAATTTACTAGAAGCAGTAGTTTCTACAAGATAATATAAATCATCTAAAAGAGAAGGTTTATCAAGTCCTAAAATCTTTTTAACTAAATTTAAAAACTCCATAAATAAACTAGAAGTTTTACCATTAACACTTTCTAATTTAGAAAGAGCTGTTATAAACTCTCTATCATTAAATGCTCCTGCAATAAACTCAGATACATTAGAAAGTCTGTAATTAAATCTAGCATCGTTACCTAAACTTTCTTTAGCTTTTTCATAAAGTTTAGTAAACTCTTTTTTAAGTTCTGGATCATTTTGAATTTTCTTTTCTGTAATAGCATGAGCTAATTCATGAAGATAAACTTTTTGAGTTTGTTCTCTAGATAGTTCTTTAGATAAATAAATTACATTTGTTGCAGCATCATATAAACCAGAAGTTTTACCAAAGATAGGATCTAATTGAGATAAAGTTTCTAAAGTTTTTTGATCTGCAAAAAATACTCGAAGATCTGATAATCCTACTGTAGTTTCAAATTTTTTTATAAGAGTTTGTAAATTTTTAGCAAGAGTTCTTATTCCTTCAGTTTTTCCATTAACAATTATATCATTAAGAAATTCTTCATGATTAACTTCTTCTGTAGTATCATTTAATAAATCAGCATAAACTTCTTCACTATTAAGTTTAATGTATTCTTCTAATTCAGTATCTTGAAATTCTGAAGGTTGTTCAGATAATGTCTCAGCTTTAAATCTTTTAGATCTATCAGCAATATTAATTATTTTATTTACAGTATTAATATCAATAGGTACTACTACAGATACATTATTTTGAACATTTCTAGGTTTGTTAATTACACTAGGAAAGGCTCTATCAAAAGAACTATGAAATCCTAAAGCAGCATTATAAGCTGTAGGACCACTAAATGTAACTTCTATTCTATCTCCATAACGTTGTAAAGCTACTTGAGCTTTGAATTTCTCAGCTTTAGCTTGTGCTACTTCTCTAGTTTTAGAGATTAAATAATCTTTAGTTTCTACTTGGCAAGTTGTCATGATTAATTACATTTAGTAGGAATATCATTATTATCAAAATCAGTATCTTCTGGTTTATTTACAGTTTTACCTGATTTTTTAGTAAAAGATTTAAGTCCTGCCATAGCCTCATCAAATCCAGCAGGAACATTAGTATATTCTGGAGGAGTTCCTAAATCTTTAAACTCTGAAGGTACAGAATTTCCAGTTAATTTACCGTCAATTTCTGGCATATCTTCTCTAGAAAACTCAGTAGATGGATCAAAATCAGGTTCAAAATTATCTCCAAAATCCATATCTTGATAATTAGGAATTTGTATCCCTTTAGATTTTAAAATTTCAGTAAGTTTATCATAAAACTGTTCATTTTTAGCAGGGGTATAAGGAAATGGACTCATGGTTTGATTATAATCTCCAAAAGCTTTAATTTCTTTATATACAGCTTTTCCATTTTCAGAAGATTCTAGCTTATATCTATACTTTACATATCTATTATCTACAGATCTAGAAATAGCTAAAAACTTAGGAAATTTAACTTTTACAATATCTAATCCTGAAGAGACTTTAATATCAATATTTTTCTGTTTTAAATACTTATTAGCTTCTTCAGTAGTTACTATAGGAATATATTCAAGTTCCATAGTTTTACCATTCTCTTTAAAGTCTAAATTAAACATAGGAACTTTATTTTTACGTCCTTTAATTTTAGCCTTTCTAAAAGTATCTGTAGTTATAAAGTTAAAATATCTAGTAAATCCAGTATGTCTAAATAAATTTTCAGTAAATCTATCAGCTACTTCAGTAGGAGATTCATTAAAAAACTCTTGTATTTTAGCTTGATAATCTCCTTGAGAAATAATATTTAATTTTTTAAGATATTGAGAAATATCTTCAAACATATTAGCTGATAAAAACTTACCAGGAGATTCAGATTTAAACATCATTCCATCTTTAAATACAAAATACCAAAATAGATCTTGTCCAAATTTATTAATTGCTGGGTTATCAGATGTTAATAAACTTATATGACCATCTTGAATTCTTTCTGATAATGAAGGATCAAGTTTAGTAAATGTGTCAAAACTTAAAGTATCAATAGGATATTGGAATTCTTTAGAAGCTCTATTGTATTTTTTAGTATAAGCCCATTTAACAAATGGGTTATCTTTAAATTCAGGAATGGATTTTAAGTTTTCATATTGTTTAACAATAGAATTTTCTCCACCAGCTTCAAGCAAATACCAATAATCTTTTTCACCAGTAGCTTTACTTACTACATGAGATACTAAACCAGCCATAGCAAGTCTAGAAATTTGTTCTTTTTCAATATTAGTAAGATAAGATTTAACAAGTTTATTAGTAGCAGAAATAAAGTCTTTAAAGAATGGAGTCTGCTTGGTAAAAAATAACCTAGAAATATCTGCAACTTTTAAAGCATTCTCAATATTGGCAGACATATTTGTATTATCCTCAATAGCTTGTTTTAACCCAATAAAAGGATTAGCCTCTTCATCATTAAGCATTTCTAAAGCATCTGAAATATCATTTACTTCTT